CGTTGATAGCCGCTATCAAGAGGAACTTGAAAGCTGGCTCTCTTACTATGTCGAGCCCGCAGAAGATGAATAAGTGAACTTAAGAGATTGATAGATGAACTCTATCAATCTCTTTGTATTTTTATAAAAATTATTATATAATATATATAGAAAGTGAGGGAGATAGTAAATGGAAGTAAAAATGATGCCTACGGTTAGCTCTTATGAACTTGAGGAAGCAATCAAATTGCAGTACGACTTGGACGTAGAGATTCCTACTCTGCTGTTCCCCGAAGATTTCACGAATGATTGCTTTAAGGAGTATGCCTACAAGGATACTCGTGAGGATGAGTTCTGTGAAAGTGAAGAATTGTGCGTGCGGCAGTACCTGCGCGATGTATTCCCGCAGTATGAGAGCATTCTCGTTAAGATTTCTTGGTAACTGAAAGGAGATAAGAGATATGGTAGCACCTAGCTTCAAAGATTTTCCCATTGTGAAAGAGCAGTATGTCAAGGGCGGCAAGTATTATGTCGATGTCAAGAACCCCAAGACTGGTACTGTACGTTCCGTGCGGTGGTACTCCGATACCGAGTATGCTAAAAACTATGGAAAGAAGCTGTCGGATGACAACGCGAACTGGAACATGAAGCACGCTCGCGGCTTCGACAATGGCCCCATTCTCGTTATCCGCAACGTCCGCTCTACTGACGAAGAGTGGCTGAAGCGTTCCTGCGCTCGCTATGCCGTTGGCATTGGCTGGTATATCGTCAGCACTGAAACCTTCCCTGTCGATGCTCCCTCGCATCTCAAGTATCTGATTCTGGGCTGGGACGAGTTTAAGATCGATGACCACCATCCCAAGAAGCCCACTGAACTCGCAGCAATTCTCGATAAAAAGGCTAAGAATAAGGAGTGGATTAAGATAAATGAGTAAGTGTTCCATCATTCTCGACATTATTGCGGCTGTCCTTTGGGGCTTTAACTGCGGCTATGCTATCCGCAAGCACGATATTGCGGGCTTCGTCCATGGCGCTCTTGCGGTCGTCTTTGCTGGCCTTGCAATCGTTGGCATTGCCTCTATGTAAAAATCGTTCCGCCGCAAGGTAAAACTTGCAAAAATCTCAAAAATATCATATAATATATATAGAAGTTGAGGGAAAGGAAAAACAAGTAGATACATCATTCCACCTTACCGAATGTTTAACAGACTCTTGACTTTTGAGAAAATTTTTCGTATAATAAATACATAAATGATGAAAAGGAGAATCCCACTATGACTAACACTAAGAAGATTACCAAGCGCGAGAGCTACAACACCCTGCTCAACATCGTTGACATTGTTGAGGGCAATGGCATCCAGTTCGAGAACGAGGACATGACCTGCGACGCTCTGCGCGAGTTTATCAATCACGAGATTGAGCTTCTGGACAACAAGGCTGCGGCTGCTGCCAAGCGCGCTCAGGCCAAGCGTGATGAGGGCGATGCTCTCCGTGCTCGCATTCTCGACGTCATGTCCACTGAGGACTTCATGACTATCAGCGAGATCGTTAAGGCCGTCGGCGACGAGGATGTTTCCGCTCAGATGGTAACTGCTCGTCTGTCCCAGTGCGTGAAGGCTGGTCTGGCTGAGAAGGACAGCGTGTCCGTTGAGGTTGCTGGCAAGAGCAAGAAGCTTAGCGGGTATAGAAAGCTCGCGTAAGGCGCTTCATATAAGAAACTTCTTGGCCCAAGAAGTTTAATGTATCCTCCTCTACTCTTATATAGAGTAGAGGAGGAATTTAATTATGGTAGGAATTTATAAAATCACAAATCAGATAAATAACAAAGCGTATATTGGACAATCTATCCATATTGAAGAAAGATGGAAAGAGCATGAACGAGATAGCAATACAGTAGATACGCTTTTATATAGAGCCATGCGGAAATACGGCTGCAATAACTTTAGTTTTGAAGTGCTTGAAGAATGTCCAGAGGCTAAATTAAACGAAAGAGAAATTTATTGGATTAAATTTTTTAATACATTTGAACACGGATATAATCTAACTATGGGCGGAGATGGCCGTAGAGCGTATGATGTAAATAAAATAGTCTCTTTATATAAAGAAAATAATAATATTAAAGAGACTGCTCGGCTTATGAATTGCCATCCTACAACTGTAAGAAATATCGTTCATAGCTTCGGACTCTACGGAGAAGAAGCTCAAGAGAAAAGCGTCGAAAAGATAGATCCAAAGACACTACAAGTTATTGCAAGATATAGAAGTGTTGGTGAAGCGGCGATTGCTACAGGCATGTCAAATGCAGCTATCAGTAATGCCGCCGATGGAACCTCTAATAATTGCGGAGGATTTTTCTGGAAATTCGCGGGCGAAGATAAAACTTTTGGCCCATTAAAAAAAACTTGGAAAAGAAGAGTTCAACAACTAAATAAAATCACAGGAGAAATAATTAACACTTATGATTCTGTGGCCGATGCTTGTAGAGCAATAGGGAAAACACCAGCCTCAGCCTCTCCATCTATTACCAAAGTATGTAAAGGCACAAAAGTTAGTGCTTATGGCTTTAAGTGGGCTTACGAGGCTTAATCGAATAGCTCATATTGGAAAGCTCGGTCATTCGACCGAGCTTTCTTTTTAAGCAAAAGAAGAAGAAATTAGGCCCGCCTGGGAAGTCCACGATCGAGCATACAATATAAACAATCATAAAGAGAACAATAGGAAACATAACTTACAATCCTTTCTTTTAGTTTCTATATTTATTATAACAAAATTAAATGAAACTGTCAATCTAATTGGCAATTTCTTAACTTGACAATCGGTCGCTATTATAGTATAATAAATATAGAAAGGTTATAAGGAGTAGTAAACAATGATTTTTAGTGTTAATTATCACTCAAAATATAAAAAAGATGCTGGAGAAATCCGGTGTCCAATCAATCAACTCGGCTCACTCTTTGAGTTTATCAAGAGTAATCCAGACAAACGATACAATATCGTCGCAAAAGATCTCGGTCCTATCCTTGAAAAAGAAGAACAGCAGATCGAATTAGTCAAGGCAGTAACAGAAAATTATACTGTTGAGTGTAGAACCGTCTATCAATTAACTGACTTGCTTTATCGTGGGTTTAACGCCCATTTAACCTTCCCCGCAACAGACTGGGAAACATTCTCAGAGTTGCAGGAACTTGGCGTAACCGATATTTATATCGACGGTCCTCTATGCTTCCAGATGGACAAAGTCGCTTTAGGAAAGAAAGATACAAAAATTCGTGTATCTCCTACGCTTTCTCCTAATAGCACTCTAACAAGAGGAGAACCTAATGACTTCTTTATCCGTCCGGAAGATTTATCTCTTTATACTGCGATAGATATAATTGATTTTAATGAACCTGAGCAGGACAAAGAAGATGCTCTTTTCTCTATTTACAACAGAGGAACATTTAATTATAGCTTAAAAGATTTAATTATCAATCTCCCATGTGACATTAACAATCTTTTAATCAAGGAAGATTTCGCACAACACCGTTTGAATTGCGGACAGCGGTGTAAGGAGCCCGGTAGGTCTTGCCATCTATGCCCTAATTACTTCACTGTGATTGAAGATTCACTCAAGCTAATTAAAAAATCTGATTGATTTTCTTTCTTAATTATAATATAATATTATTATAAGATAAAAGAAAAGGAGTGCTTCGCATTGAAGCGATAGAGTTCTCCTATTAAATATAGGAGGTAAAGAATTTGGTAGATAATCAAATTAAAGAAGATGTTGAAGCTATTATCGTGCATTCCCAGGATTTTCCATTCGACGTAGACGCGACATCTTTGATGTCGCAGTGGGAAAAAGCAAAAGCCCCATTCATCAAAATGTTTGGCGGAAAAACTTTCATTCGCAGTAAGGAGCCAATCAAGGTAACTCTCTCTACAGAGCAGCGCTCCCGCAGGTTCAATGAGTTCATTTCTACTCTTGATGAAAACGGTGTGTTGAATGAGGATTTTGAAACCTTTCTGCGAGCGAATACAGATGGATTCTTCGAGAACAAGGTGGTTCTACCATATCCGACATATCACATCCCGCAAGGAGCTAAGATACTTAAGTCTTTCAAGAAATTTCTTCCTAATCAAGAGGTAACGCGATGGGCACAGGATACAGCATCTCGATATATCCAAGAGAACAAGATTGAGGGATATTTATACCTCTCTGTTGATCCGCGAGATTTCTTAACTCTTTCGGAGAATGATTCTAATTGGTGGTCATGTCAATCTCTTGATGGAGATTATCGAAGTGGAGATTTAAGCTATATGGTAGATGAAACTACTATGGTAGCTTATCTCGCGGGAAGTGAGCCAAAGCATTTCAAATGTTTACCTAAAGATAAATGTTGGTTTGATAAAAAGTGGCGTATGCTTATCCATACCAATCGAGCTAGATGCATCTATTATAATAGACAGTATCCATATGATTCTATCGACCTATTAAGAGAGGCACATCGGATGGTTACTAATTTGCTTCCTGCCGATTTTACAGAGCCGAGAGATTATGGCTTTAAGGTTGCGATGGGCGGCTTCGGAAAAAGAATGATGACATATAACCAGATCAACGCGGGAGGCCGCACTTATGATATGCGAGATATTGTAGATACAAGTGATTATCTCGGATATTGTGACTTAGTTTCATCGAGTGTTTATTCTCCTATTGTTGCGGTTAATGTTGATGCACAAGAGACATACTTAGATAAATACACCTGCGATAATAATAAAGAGGGAGAAGACAGCTTCTTCAAGTGGTTGTATGGAATTAAAGTTGGTGGCAAGGTAATCTGTCCAGTTTGCGGGGAGGAGTATCTTTCCCGTGATGACAAGCTACTATGCGATAATTGCATAGCGGAAAAAGACGCGGATGTAGATTATTTCTTGACTTGTCATAGTTGTTATCGTAGAATATATGATAGTGAACCAATTTTCTTTGACAGCGATAATATACCATATTGTGAATGCTGTCATAAAGCTATAGAAGAAGAATTTATTAGTGAAGAAGAGGAGATTTAATAATGGCACAGAGACGAGGAGATGCGGCGAAAACCGCGGCTATCAACACTATCTTAAATACATTCGAGGGTTCTTTCCTTCTCGATAAGAAAATTTATATTAACGTGAAAGATGGTCCTAATGGTGAAGTTGTCCAGCTTTCTATTGCTCTTACAATGCCCAAGACCCCAGTTAATGCATCTGCGGTTCCCGTTGCCACACCTGCGGGAGACAGCAATGCTGCTGCTTGGGAAAGCGCTTCAGCGACTCCAACTGAATTGAGCCAGGAAGATAAAGCGAAGGTTGAGGAACTCTGTAGGAAATTGGGCATTTAAGCAAAAAATTTGGGCGGGGTAATTAAAATAATTACCCCTCTCTTTCATTATTATTACCAAATACTTGGAGAGGTGATGTATGATATGCGGAAACCGCGTTCACAGGCATATAATCGAGATGTAAGTATGCGGAAAGCTCTTCGTAAGAAACGCATTAGCGATTCTTGGAACTCCGTCTTTGGTCCTGAATGGCATTGGTATAAATATCTGCATCAGTATAGCAAGGGTAAGATTCATTGTTCTTGCGGAATGTGCATGGCAAAAACCCGCAATAAAGGATATCGCCGCAGGCATATTCATGGTAACTATGCTCCAAGTATCAATTATAAAATTAGCGACCTCCGCAGACAGCAGACGATGGATGCCGACGAACAGGATTACTTCTTCTCTTGATATTATAATAAAAATATATTATAATATTTATAGAAAGTAAGGGAAGACCTCTTTCATAGGAAAAAGATTTATTTGCAATAAATTAAGATTTATTGTATAATAAATATACAAAGTTAAGGATACCAAAGTCCTTAAATGCGCCAGTAACTCAGTTGGTTAGAGTATCTGCCTTTGGGGAAGTAATTCAAATGGTAGAAAAGATCAATGCAAGTTCGAGTCTTGCCTTCTCCACCATAAGCAGAGAGTCGTGGGTTCAAGTCCCGCCTGGCGCACCACTATGCAGGATTAGTGTTAGCGGCTAGCACGACAGGCTTCCACCCTGTAAGGACCGGTTCGAACCCGGTATCTTGCTCCATAATGCCAATCAACAATAGCGCAATCCTTTTATGACCTAGGCATAAAGGTGAGGCATAGCGCTGATAGCGAAAGTTGACTAAGCTATCCTTTACTGTACGCTCCTACCGGGGATGGGAGTGGTACATTGGCCGTTTGCAAAGCTCCGGCATTGAAGATAGAGCGCCCCTCGAAAAGGATTTTTCGAGGGTTAATATATGGGTGTCGGTTAATTGGCAAACCATCGCTCTCCAAAAGCGAGACTAGAGGTTCGAGTCCTCTCGCCCATGCCAGCTTCAAACCTTATTTGAAAAATTATAATTATTATGATATAATAATTATAGAAAGTTAAGGAAAGGAAGTTAATGATATGTTTTTTGAGAAACCTACGCAGGTTAAGTTCTGGGATCCAGATGGCGGCGAGCACTGGATTGGTGGCATTGGCTATCGAGACGAAATCATCTGCGGCTGTTGCGGAAGCGTCTTTGAAGTTAGTGAGCTTCTGGAAGATAACCCCAATGGCATTGTTCAGCTTCCTTGGGTAGACATTAGCGAAGAAATCCGTGGTGACGAATGAAGTTCTATATTTCCTATTTCTATGGCGTGAGGTTTATGAAGCCTAATACCGTGGCTCTTTCTACTGCGATGTGGGACCCCAAGTGGTTTCATCGGTCAAAGGGGCAGGACTTTTGTTTCTTTGACGCCAGAGGAGTCCTAAATGGTTTGCGGGCCGAGCCTTTCGTGCCTAAAGATCATCAAGAGGGTGAGGGTTACTGCGGGAATTGCGACCATGACAACTCTAAATGTCGCTTTATGCAGCATTATAGAGAGCAGTTAAATGCTCTTGATTTCAACGATATGATGCGGCGTTTTGAAAGTATCGCGCAACGAGTCGTGGCCAATGGAGAAGAGCCTGAGATTGTACTTCTTGTCCATGAAGCTCCGACCAATCCTTGTTCTGAAAGATGGGCACTGTTTGATTGGTTTAGAGGGCATGGAATTGAGGTAAGTGAGTATCCGATCCCGGTTAAGAAATCGAAGAAGAAATTTGATTTCTAATAAAAATTATTATATAATATATATAGAAAGTTAAGGAGGTTGTTTATGAAGCAGTTTATGGTTGCTTTCGTCAGTATGTTTGATAACGAAATGATGATGCAGAAAGTAGAGGCTGAAGACTCTGCTACTGCGCTCAAGAAGTATCTGACTGAGCAGAGAGGCTATGACTTCTCTAACAACCCCAATCCTACTGTAGTCGAGATGCAGACTATCGCTTTCGATGGCGATGACATTGTTGGTGTCTGCGAAATCTAAGCATATTGCCCTGTAGCTCAGTTGGTTAGAGCGCCTGACTGTTAATCAGGATGTCGTGAGTTCGAGTCTCACCGGGGCAGCCAAAGTCGATGTTTGAAGGAGTCGTCGCGACTTTAACCCTAAACCTTCAGCGTATGCCGAACATACTTTCATGCGTCGGGGAAGATGAAGAGAAAGCGCAGGGATGCGTCTGTGGTTAACAACGCAAGATTTGCGGGTGTGGTGGAATCGGTAGACACCTGGGACTTTGATGTATTCTATCCACGTTAAAATGGATACTACTATTTAATAGTAGAGAGTGCTTAAGAGGAAACTCTTAAAGTAGAAGCTGGCTAAAACGGCGAAGGCGAATACAGAACGCCGTGCTAAGTTTCTTTGGGCAGACTCATTTAAGTGGAATACACTATTTTTCATATATAATGAAAGGTGGTAGACTTAAATGAGAAAATATGATAAAGAGTGGCTTCAAGAATTATGTTCTTCAAGTTATTCTTACGCGGAAGTTTTAACTAAAGCTGGTCGTAAGATCGGCGGAGGCGCGCAACAAACCTTAAAAAAGAAGATCGCTGAGTATGGAATTGATGTTTCACACTTCACAGGACAGAGATGGTATGACGCTCCGGGAAAAGAGTGTAATTTGAAGGGGCAAGATAGAGAAAAATATTCTCTAAACGAAGTTTTTGTGAAGAATAGTCCAGTTACTCAAAAGGTTCTTAGAGGTTATGTTGAAAGGCACAATATTTTAGAATATAAGTGCCAACGATGCGGATGTGATGGTCATTGGCAAAATGGAATAATTGCCTTAGAAATTGACCATGTAGATGGAGATAATACCAATAATGAAAAAACTAATCTTCGTTATTTATGTCCAAATTGTCACGCTTTAACAGAAACTTACCGAGGAAGAAATAAAGCCCTAAAGAATAAATGTGTAGAGAGTATACACCAGCTACCTAAGTCTGAATAAGATATGGTAAAGACGTACTCCAGACTACAACGACTATTAAGTCGGCTATGGTGACATAGAGTAGTAAGAAAATCCCATGGAGCTTGCTCCGTACGAGTTCGAGTCTCGTCACCCGCACCATTGAGGCGTTAACATGGATTTTGATTGGTAAACTACCACCGGCATCCAATGCGCGGCAATGCCAAGCAGCGAAGATATGTGGCTTAGTGGAAAACGCCTGTCTAAATATAAAGAAGCAAAGTAACCAATCGTTAATATGCGGCTGTGTTGGAATCGGTAGACAAGCAAGCTTGAGGTGCTTGTGGCCGTAAGGTCGTGCGAGTTCAAATCTCGCCAGCCGCACCAAGAGTTTGGCTTACTCTTAGTCAAGACAAGCTGGTGTCAACCGCTCACCTTACGTTGGTTGCCGATTGTGCGTGCAAGTTAAGGAACGCTCCCTGTGGCCCGCAGGCGAATGGGTAGTCTTTTGTTGGTTTATGACTTAAAGTAAATCAATCGGTAACGCCTACCGTTAGGAGAGTGACTCTCTCCAAGAACATGGCGTATTAGTTCAGAAGAGTAGAACGCACGCCTGTCACGCGTGAGGTCACGGGTTCAAGTCCCGTATACGTCGCCAATAAGAATTATTTGAAAATCTATAATTATTATGATATAATAATTATAGAAAGACACAGTACAGCAATTTCTTTTAATGGATAATTCTTTTTCTCTCCACGAAAATGATAACTGGTTCGAGTCCAGTGCAAAAATCTGTGTCTTGCCGTGATACTCCGGCTTGGAGTAACGGTTAGCCCATCTGACTCTAAATCAGAAAGACTCGGTTCGATTCCGAGAGCCGGTGCCAGACATTTTTCGAGCGTTGTCGTTAACTAGAACTCGACCTCAGTGGTAAATGTACGAGGTACTGATAAGTGATGGTACTCTCCACTCTTCACTTTTCTCTATATACTCTATGGGGCCTTAGCTCATCTGGGAGAGCGCCTGCCTTGCAAGCAGGAGGTAGCGGGTTCGAGTCCCGCAGGTTCCACCAAAGAGAAGTTTTCGATTGGTTCTTCTCGGTTAATATACAATAACTCACTTGTGAGGGATTATTATTGATTAGATTAGTTAAAAACCAGTTTAGGTTTGGTTTGGATTACATTTTCTTTCCCCTTTATACAATGAAACGAAAATGGAATGGTGCGTGACGCCGCGCTCCCTAAATAGCTTCGCAAGAAGAAGTGCGAATTATGGTCTGCTCGACGAATTGGTTAAGTCGCCACCCTCTCAAGGTGGAGGTTATGGGTTCGACTCCCATGCAGATCACCATTATGCTCGGTT